TGTCCATCCAGAAAGGATGGGGAACTCGAACTGAAGACCCTCACATTTAAGTGATGGAAACCTCTTCAGAACTTAGGTGACTAACCTTAGTCCCTGAGATTTCCTTCTCAGTTCGGCACTACATATCTACATTTAAAATTAGAAAAATGAGTAAGATGGTGCTTATTAGTATGATCTTAAGTCTTGTTAAAGACCTAAGAACCACCTGATAATTGCAATCAGTAATCCGGTTGAAAAGAATCCAAATAAAATCTGGGTCTTAACAGAGGCGGATTGTACACTATGAATTATTTCATGTGCTACAGGAACTCCTGTTGCGGCCACACCTAATCATGTTAGATGGACCGATTTAATCATTGACAACACAAACTCAATTAGGGTTATATCTCCTAATTGGTATAAGTGTTGGTAATGATCAAACATCATGGAAATAACACCATGGTGGACGGCACAGACTATCACGATAGAAGAAAGATATATTTCGATACTATGGGTTATTATAACCCATAAAACCAAAGATACCTTACTCCATTCTCCTTTTTCAAGGTCTATGTCAGTACAACTGAATAGAGATGATACTCAGTACCATATACTTAGCATTAGATTAATGACGGCTTTAAGGCCTACTACCTGAGATATAACACTCAGAATAAAAGTAGACCAAGTCAGGAAGATAAGTCTTCTTCTTATTACTTGTAACACAAATAGGACTAGAACCTTTCTAGGGGTTATAGAACTAAGAGGTGGCAATTTTAATAAGGAAGCAAATCTCCTAATCATTAATCGAGTCGGGAATAACCCGGCTTGCATATAAGCTTGCGCTTCTGGATTATCAGGAATAGGTCGAACTAACTCATCAGTTTTTGATAAAACTTTTAAGATAGCTTTCACTACCGCTGATTCAGCTAAAGCAATAGAATGGGACGCTCTCATGGAAAATACTCCTTTAGAAACGAAATATTTACTCAAACCCGATTCAATAATCAGGGATGGTACTATTTCATTTGGGTCTGCGAAGACCGTCTGACATAACCAATCAGTTGATTTATCAATTAATCGGTTAAGACAGAAAACTAAAGGATTATTATATCCTTGAAGAGTGGACAGAGTCTCTCTAATAAAGGAAGCTTCGTATTCAGAGTGGAGACTCAGACTCTTTATATGTGTTTCAACCATGTCATTAAGGATAGAATTAACCTTATATGCATCGGTTTGGAACTTATATAAATCAGATTCGACAAGATGATACTTGGCATTGAAAAGAAGAGTGTTAAAACTCTCTTTTAGGTTTTTATAAGAACCTATCCAATGATCAGTGGGAGCTATTACAGATACTCTATCAAAGAATAACTGTAGTACCTCATCACTCTTATCACCATGTTTTATGGTTATAAGACTATCGAAAATAAGATATAATTTTATCATAGAATTGACTTTATTTATACAATAATATCCTTTCTTCATGATAGAAAATATCTTTCTGAATAACTCCGGGTGCCGCTCAATTGGTAAAGACCAACCGTGCATAGAACAATTCTGCAAGAAATTGTATAATAATGGATACTTCTGATAAGTGGAAATTAATCCACCTATAGGAAATCCAGTTATTTCAATCCCTTTGTGGAACCATCTCTTAGCAAACTCAAATGTATCAAAAGATACATGAGTTTTTGCTTCAGAGAAAGGCATATCATACTGTTTTAACAGTATTTTATATTGTTCTGCAACCAAATCATTATATATCACTAGATCATCGCCTAGTAAGAAATAATCACAATAAGGACCGGTAATACCGGCTCTTATTGCAGATAATCTTACAAGGAAATGATGTGATAATGCCATTGCTGGCCACGAGGAATAAGCTCCCATAGGTTGACCAGTAGCATATGAGAAGTGTTTTACTCCTTTTGGAGTCTTACACTCAAACTCATAATCTACCATCAATCTTTTCCAAGCGATTGCTCGCTCACTACCAATAAGATACCCAATAACTTTCACTTGAAAGTCAATAGGAAATCTATCAGTAGCGGCAGTTAAATCGATGGAATGGAATTTATTACCCCCTTTTAACAGAGGTAACTCAGAGAAGGCGTTTTGATTAAAGGTCATATCTTGGTCGATTCGTTTCAATAAACTATTTAAAGTTTTATGTAAAGGAATCAACGCGGACTGTGTCCAATAATCAACAATACCTATAACTCTTGTCTTACCCTCCTTATCGGAGAAATATGACAGTCTTCTAAGACTCGTTGTTGATCTCTTGTAGAAAGATGACCAATATGATGCTAAGGTTCGGTACTGGAGGATGTCCAATCTATCAGTTAGACTATATATTTGTTCCGCCAGCAATTCACCTCCTAATAGCTTAATATCTGCTATTAGTTGAGAGGATAAATTGGTAACTTCACTTATAGAAGTCAAGATAGCTTGGCCTCCAGGACCTTTCTTAGTACTAAGATGGAAACTTTCCCATGGCTTCCACATACCTCTTTTAAGTTTCAAATCTCTACAGATTTGATAAAATTCAGAGTCTGATATAAAATTATTCGTACCTTTATAAGGTTCAGTAATAGTATCAGTCTTTAATTCACTCTTTAAAGTAAGAGATCTTAAAGATGTAAGTAAAGTCGTTAATACTTTTATTCTCTCGATATTATCGGGAAAATAAATAGGTTTTAACCAATTAGGGATACCTTTTGTGGATTTTATTCCATCAATAGGATCAAGAATTGGAGAACCAGAGATGTCTCTCATGATCATGTTTCTACATGTTTTAACATATGAAATAGTTCATGAGATTCCTCTAGTATTAACAAGATGGGTTACTTCTTTACAGAAGTAATCTACAGAGGAGCTAATCCAGCTACTCTCATTTGGTAAATATGTAATTAAAATTGACCTCATAAGAGGCGACATTCTGCTTAATAACAGAGATGTCTTAT